AATTCTATTGTCAGGTTTACCAACAACAGCAGTTACAAAATCCATTCTATCAGCAAGTTTTCCTTTTTTAACATATTGAAAAACCTTCTCAATATCCAATTTGTGAGTATCCACAAACTTTTGGATTGCGTCTTTATTCATACCAGTTAAACCGCCAATTTCCATTGCGGTTCTACTTGCGTTCTCGTTTAATAATGATTTCAATTTCATTTGATATCTCCAAAATCACACTCACAATACCCACCCACTTCGCAGATGATTTCTCTCATAAGTGTATTAACCTTACTATAATTATTAGTTTTTCTTACAACACCTTCTTTAATAACACCTTCATTTGTAGGTCTCATAAAAGCTCCGTGAGTTGATGGGTTGGATACAAAGTCCCAACAAATTAATTCAAAGTCATTTTCAACTGCAACAGTGTCTTCACCAAGTTGACTTACTGAACCCATACCTCTTGATGAGATACCAACTGTACATTCAGCCTTGATAAGTTCTTGTAAAATTTTACCAGCAGGCGTGTTTAGGATTTCAACAGCACCCACAACATCATCACCATTCCACCACACATCACGAACAATGTGAGATGTATTCTTCAATTCAATTACTGATGATTCCGGATGGTCTAATTCACCATACGCTCTATTTTCACGAATCTCACGACCTTTATACCTATCAATTTCTCTTTCAAGAATGTTTTTAGGATATACTCTACCATTTTGGTTTTTAGCATTTGCTCTCTGCAATACACCGGTCACCAAAAATCTTCCGTGGCGGTCCTGCGACTCCTTTAAGATTTGGGGTGTGATTTGGAATACAGTAGTATCAACTAATAATTGCTTCATTATTTTTCCCAGATTTGTTTTTTGCGGTAAAGGTCAAGAAAAACTTTAGCCAATTCTTTACGAATCAACAATCTAATTTGAGAGATGTCATCAATCTCCAATGCCTCATTTACTTTTTTCTTTTGACATCCGCAAGACATATTAGGCCCCTAATTCTTTAATCTTACGAGAAATTTTTAACATTCGCTCAGAAATTTTACTGAATCTGACTTTTGTAGATTCCCAATACTGATTTTGACCTACACCCATTTCAGTTTTAAGTTTGGTGTTTTGGTTTACCAATTGTTCTACTTCGTAAAGTTTACGATTAATTTCTTTAATAGCCAAATTCACTTTCTTTTTAGCAGAAAGCGTTTCATCTCTTTTATAAGCACGATATGTAGCTTCAATCAAACTCTCTAATTGAGAATCTAATTTTGAAAGTGACTCAAAGTGTTTATTTGATTTCTTTGATTTTTTATACCCCAAAACCTCAATATGGTCATCATCCATATCATCTTCACTTTTAGCAAAAGCGTATGGCGTTCTTGGGGGACCAGCACCACCATCAAGGTTTGCGGTCACATTGGCTTCATCCAACTCTTCCTCTTCTTCTTGGAGTTCAAGTTGATTAAATTTATCTTCAAGTTCTTTTAACAAGTATCTACTCATTTCAATTTCCTCACCTCTTGTAGCAATTCGTGGTATCTTAACAAAGAAAGAACTTGCGTTTCGCTGATTACTTTTGATGTTGAAATACTATCCATCAAATTGATAGTTTCGTTTAACTTGATTGAAATAACTTTATCAGAAACTTTTAATTTACCAAATTGGGTTTTTAATTTTTTAACTTCTGATATAACATACTTTCTTAACTTCTCTGAATTATCAATGTTGTTGATGTATGTTCTCAAAATGGTCTTTTGTTCGGTTGTAAGACCTGTATACTTTTCGTTAAACGAATCTACCAAAAATTTGTAAGCCAATAGTCTAACTTCTTTTGGTTGACTTGTGTAATCTTCGTTCAACTTTTCTTCTACCAATTGTTCTTTTTTGGTAATGATGTTTTCAAAGATTGTATTCTTACAGTCAACCCATTCTTTTGGAGATGTTTCTTGTTTGAATTCAAACAATTTGTAGGTTGATGCTAATTCCTTGTAATTGTTTACACGATACTTGAAAAAGTCATCAATTTTGTATGATTCTTTAATAGACTTGATTAAGTTATACTTTTGTCTACGAAGAATAGATTCATTTAACTTTTCTCTTTGCTCTAAAATGATATTAACAAATTCTTGAGCTTTGTATTGTGAATCAAAGTTTTCTTTTTGGAGTGTCTGATATAGATTCAACTCCTTGGTCAATTCAGTCCCTTTTTTGAAATGGGATTTAATAATTTCAAGCGCCAGTGAGTTTTTGCCAGCTAATGTATCAGCAGCAATTTGTCTCACGAGCAACTCAAATAAAATACCCGTATTTTTGAACTTACTGTGTTTTAATTTACCCATTTCAAACCTTTTATTTGACTTTCTAATAAATAAATATCATATTATAGGTTAAATCGTATCATCTAATAATTGAGACTCATCTAATAATCCAGATTCTTCAATTTTAGACTCTGGTTTCAACGATTCTATAATCATAGCTTTAGTTTTAACCTTCATTTTAGTTAGAGAAGATTTTAGTGCGGCTTGAGATTCAACCGCCATCGGACTCTTTCTAAATGTGTGATATGCATTATCAGCTTTTACATCGGTTTGTTTACCAAGTGGGTCTCTACCCATATTTGCTTGGTCAGTTCCGTAGGTTCCACTTTCAGTTGGTCTTCCAGCACCAGGGAATCCACCTTCAGGCGAACCACCTTCTTCTTCAGCGGGCTGTTGAGCAATCACAGCGAGGTCGTGTGGTGTACCAAATGACTCACCGGTCTTGGCTGGGTCATTACCTTCGGTTGTAATTTGCTCTTGTCTGAATCCTAACTTCAAGTCATCAATTACTTTTTCTTGTTCGAGTTTCCACTCATCATCTGACATATTAAAGATGTTTTTGTAAATCCACTCTTGTGAAATCATCTTCAAGTCTTTCAAGTCACGAGTCAAGGATGTTTTTTCAGCAAGTAAAGCAACTTTCTCTTGTTCGTAAATGATAGATGGGTTTGTAAGTTCCAACTCAAAGTTTACGAGGTCTTCATTCTCGTATCCTTGTGAGTATAGGTGAACGATTGCAATTTTGGTTAATTCTGAAAGAACAATCTTTTGGATTCTTTCAACGGTTCTTGCAAATCTAATGTCTTGTTGAGCAAGTGTAGCTTTACCTTCAACACCCTCTTCGTATCCGATGAACGCCTTGGGAACTTTCAAAGCCGCCATCATTCTATTCTTCAAGTATTCAATGTCATCAATACCACCGAACTCCATACCACTTAAAGAATCAATTTCAGTTCCACTTTGACCACCACGGACTGGCAAGAAGTAATCCTCTAACATATTCATCATATTGAACTTGAGGTTGTAATCGCCTGTGTTTTGGTCAATGTATGGAACCTTTTTCATTCCATCAATGATGTTTCTCATATGTTGGTCTACCTCTTGTGGTGGGATATTACCAACATCAATTTTGAAGATTCTCTTTTCAGGCGCTCTCATAATTCTATGAATCATCATAGCATCTTCCATAAGAGTCAACTGCTTCCAAGTTTTTCTAGCACCCTCTAACAACGAAGCACCATATGGTAAAAAGTTGGTGTCGGTCATCAATCTGAAGTGTGCAATCTGATAGAATGGGAAGTATGTGTGTTTGTCTTTACCATATGAGAAATTGGTAGAAGAACTCATACTTGATAATTTGAATCGTACTTCATAAGGATTGTCTTGATTGAATCCCTCTTCACGTTCAAGTTCGTATGCTGAAATTGGTTGAACGTTTACAATACCCACACCCTCTTCAATGTCCAAATACAAGTAGTAATCACCATATTTGTTCATACCACGAATCCAAGCCCAAAGGTTGAATTCAATGTTTAAGATATCATAAAAAAGGTTGTGAAGAATCTTCTTTAAGTTTTCATCAGAAGATTTAATACGGATTACATCACCCATATCATTTTTCAGAGTTGTTTCATCTGAATAAATGTCCAAGATAGAGTGAATGATTGAGTCTTTGTCCATCGCCTCGTAGTCGGTGTATAATTCCAACTTGTTTGAGTGATAGTTAAATTGTTGGTTGTAGGTTTCCCAGTTTCTACGAGAAGTATGTAATCTACCAAATCTATCGTAGTAGGAAGTTCCACGGATATTACCTTGGGACTGAAGTCTTTGTGAGTCTACCGTTTGTAAACGACCCTTTCCCACGCGTCTTACAATGACTTGGGTAGCGAATAGTTTTTGTAGTCTTCCAAATAGTGAATTATCTGCCATAATGTTTTCTCAAGTTAAAGAGTATATCTTTACAAGCTATAAATATACAAAAAATAAACTACACTACCAAATTAAAGTATCCAGGTCATATCAACATCGTTTCCACGACCATCTTTCAGTACCCACGGATTGTGTTGACCCATTCTTGCGTTGTAAACACCACCTTGACTTCTACCAATGTGGGTTAGTGTGGTTCTACTTAAATCAATACCTTGTTGTCTTAATTTTAATGCGGTGTCTCTTACCCAAAGACCTGTGGAGAATGACATAACCAAGTCATCATTGTACCCTTGTTGTGCTTCTGCTTTAGAACCATTCCAAATGAATACAAACAACTCATCAATCAACCTTTTAGAATGGATGATTGGAGTTTTTTCTCTCATATAGGTGTCAAGTTTAGAAATCACCAAAGGTCGTGTTCTTGATGACATAGTAAAGCCCGGAACCATATCCTCTTTGCGTTTCAAGTCCCAACCTTTACGAAGATGGACATCATCATCAATATACCCCAACTCACGATATGAGTAGTATAGGTTTGTATAATTTCGGTCAATCACTTCTTGGATTACAGCCCATCCAATGTTTGCGTTTTCCACCACCAACATTGCGTTGTTCCATTCCGCAGCAACTGATGTAAGGAACGCTCCATATTGTTTGGTTTCAATCTTACCTTTGTATTCTGCAACTTGTTCTACCGTCTCAATATCAATAACGTGAAACGCTGAATAGTCGGATGAATCACCACGAGCCACGTCAGCTACTACCACATAATCACGAGAATAATTTGGATACTCCCATAACCAATAGTTTCCATCAAATCCACGTTTTTCAATTGGGTCTTTGATATAAGTTTCAGTATACCAAGTTAAAATAGATGAATCAACCACCGTGTAACCCGAACTGATGAAATCACAATCACATTCTTGAGCGGCACCTTTCTCACCAAGGAGTTTGGTCTGGTCATCTCTCCACTTTTGGTTTCGTTCGGGGTGTACGGTCCAGTGTAATTTGATTGGGTTCCAACTATCACCAACCTCACCCTTCAACCAAATTTTATGGAACCAGTTTCCAACACCATTTGGAGTTGATAATACAATAGCTTTACCACCGGTTGAAAGGGTTGATTGAGCAGATGTCCAAATATCCTCAATGTTTGTGATAAAGGCTGCCTCATCCATAATCAACATAGAAAGTGCTTCAGAACGACCAGCGTCTCCAGCAGCAGATGTTGCTTTGATTTGTGAACCATTCCTTAATCGTAAAGAAAGTTTGTTGTCTTCTTCTGTCTGACCCTTTAGCCAACTTGGTAGGTTCTCGTGCATAAAGCGAACCTTGGTCACGAGGTTTTTTGCTACTTCTTGTTTGGTTGCAATTACAAGAATGTTTTTATCTTCGTGGAATAACATCATCCACAAGGAATATCCAGCGGATAGGGTTGAAATACCTAACTGGCGAGATTTAAGAATGACATTGAATCGGTGGTCGTTAAACTCCCTCATCAAATCTTCTTGGAAATCGTATAAGTTAAAAAGGATTTTCCCTCGGTGAGGGTGTTGGATATAACAATACTTCTTAAAAAAATATACAGGGTCTTTAGCACACTTGATGTACTCTTCCCTAATAAGTTCCTTTAAAGTTTTTGCCATACATTTTTATTTAGAGTGCAAATACCAAACTTAAAGTAGCACCACCAACAAAACCAAATACCAAACCTTGCCACATTTTGGAAGATTTTTGCTTTTTAAGAACTGTAATTTCGTTTTCTTTTAATGAAATGATTTTGTTTTTTTCAACAATTACCAAATCTTTTGTGGAAATTACTTTGTTTAAATTCTCAACCTCAACTTTATACAAACCAATAGATTTTGCATACAAGTCAACTTTTTCTTGTGTTAATCTTAATTCTTCAACACAAAGGTCTCTTTCGGCTTTTACTTTTAAAGCCTTTTCAAGGGATGCTCTCGGAACCGCAATTAAGTTAGGTTCAGTTGAA